ATAGTAGAATTCTTTTGTAGCTTGTCAAGTAAACTCATTATTCGTGCACTCCATAAACAATTTTCTTTAGGTCAGGTTTGAAATATGTATCAGGCTTCATAACCTTACCAGCTTCGTTCTTAATAACTTTGCCGTCTACACATTTACTCATATTTGATGCACGAACTTCGCGCCATACATCTTCAAAGGGGATGCCGATGGTATTAGCCATACCCATAATAACCCATACCATATCAGCAAGCCCATCGGCAACTTCTACGATGTCATTATTATTAAACGCTTCCCACGTTTCATTAAATTCTTCTTGGATGAGATCCATATACAAAGATGCCTGATCAGAATCCATACCTTGATCGGATGGCTGTTCACAGGCGTCCATAAATTTTCTTACGTCAATTTGATACATTACGAAAATAAATCCTCTAGTGTTGCAACTGGCTTGGTCTTCCAACCAATGCTTTCTGCGATTGTATTTAGTGGCTCGATAAATGCTTTTTCAAACATCAAATCATAGTCAATATATTTGTGGAGTTCAAACTCCTCTGGGACTTTTGATGCGAAAGAAATAACATTCTCACCAAGCGTATTTGGTTCTTTCAGATAAACAAACTTGATTTTATCACCCTCATTAATCGGAGGATATTTCATTTCTAGTTTGTGTTTATCTAGTAAGTTATTATACAACAACGCACCTCGAACCTGTATAGGTGTGCCTTTAGCATAGATATCTGCTGTTGAAGAATATTTCCTTAGATTGTTACAACCACGAGGGAAAGCAATCTCTTCAACTTGTCGGCTCTTAAAGTCTTGCCAGTTATCTTCGACAAACTTCTGTAGTAGTTTCTCGTCACCAGTCAGACATAGTTTAACAGCACTACGCAAACTTTCACGAACAGGAGCAGGTGTAGAAGATCGAACAATCTCTAGACCCATAACCTTCAGCTTTGGTTCATCATAACGAACACCCTCATTGTCCCAAACATTGAGAGCATACCGTTTTTTAGCAACCCAAATACCACGGTCGGCAATCGCCTCACGTTTGAAGAAGATCTTTTCTTCATAGGCATGTGTGTATTCAGCCAGCTTCTTCATAGCTTTGTTGATAGCTGGCTCAATCTTTTCTTCAGCAATTTTATCGAGAATGCCTACAACTTTCTCTTTACTAACACCACTATAATACTTATTGACCAATTTGTCAAGAGTAATATAACAAGAATCAGTATCTGAATAGAATGAATAGACTTCACCTTCAGTTCCGCAAACCTCGTTCAGATATTCATCAAGTGCCTTGGCAGTCTCGCGGATAATAAACTGACCAGATAACGTAATACCCTCAGCAATCTTATCATCATAGTATCGGAAATACTGGTTAGCGAGTGCACCATACAAACTATTGAGCTGAATTTTACGAGCCATCTGAAAGTTGTTGTATTTAGCAATCTTACTTTTTAGTGATGGGTCTTTTGTTTTCTCATACTCACGTTCAGCTTCTTTCATTAGCTTTTTGTATTTTTGACGATCGTCAAAGAAGGTTTGTGTAATCTCAGCAAACACACCCTGCTTATCGCGAGTAAACTTAGCACCATTAGCTGCCATAGAATGCTCAGTGTCAATTTTAGTTTCCCGATTTAGTAGTCGGTCAACAGTTGTATCAATTTGCGGCTCGCTGACCAGAGTCTCAGGTGACATATTATATTGCATAATGATTGACGGATACAGAGAAGTAGCATCAAAACTCAAGACCCAATCGTATTCCCCGATCTTAGGCTGCTGAACATACGCACCTTCAATTGTTCTTCCCTCATTCACACGCTTCTGAGGAATCATAATATTCTTCTTCAGTAGGTGATTGTATAAGAGGCAATCCCAAGTTCGAACTGATGAGTAGATGTCACCGAGATTACACTTAGCATCATACGCCATCGTAGCAATCAACTCAATGAGTTTCATCTTGTCTTCAAGTTCATCAACCAGCTGAGTATCAACGATGTTATAATCAACGAAACGATTCCAATCATTTTCATAAAATTCGCGGAAGGTGTCATAATTATTCTCGAGTTTCTTATGACCGAGTTCAACCTCAGCAATATAATCGAGTTTGTATGACTCACGAACAACATAAGTAAACTTCTTATACAAGTCAAGGTAATCGAGTTGGGAAACACCCTTGATGTCATACAACGTATGTTCTCTGCCCATAACCTTGACAACTTTTTTACGAGTCATATCAAATGGGCTAAAACCATTTTTAACTTTATTCTCGAGTTGCTCATTACTTCTACCTAGAACACGGGCAATGCGATTCATAAGATAAGGAATGTCAAAGAACTCAATATTCCAGCCTGTTACGATGTCTGGTGTATTGTTGAACCACCAAGACCCAAACTTAGTTAGGAGTTCAGTCTCATCTTCGCATGGTTCATATGTAACATTAAGATCCTTAACCTCATCGGAAACTGGAGTCCAATTACCTTCGCCCCATGTAAAGATTTCCTTGGTGTTATTATTCATAACAGTGATCAAGGTAATCCGCTCAATAGGATTGTCTACATCAGGAAAACCGTTTTCAGTTGTTGTTTCGATATCTAATGACCAAATACCCATCTGGGACATATCAAACGGAACTTCGTCTGGATACTTTTCAGAAAGATATTGATATGTAAAATCGGTTTGACCATAGATAGGATAGTTATCAATCCCATCATATGACTGTATAAACTCTCTACATTCAGGAGCATTAGAAAACTCCATAGCTTGTAGGTTCTCACCATACAAACCTTTTATGTGTGAAGGTTCTTTTGATCTGACATAAAGTTTAGGTTTAAAGGAAGGGTCACGTTCCGTGAAAGGTTTGCCATCACGATAACCTCTAGTCAATACGTTCTTACCGTATTGCCAGCAGTATGTATAAAATTCATTCATAGTCTTAGTATGCCCTAGTCAGGCGAATATGTCAAGAACTATCTTTAGTTTTCCAGAAATATTCATCTGTATCTCCGAGGCGGTAATCATAACCGTTCTCGACTTGATACTCGACAGTTGATACTTTGAAGTCTGGCATCTTCGGCTCTTGTGGCGTCAAAGAGTTATCATAAACACGCATACGGTTGTTAGGGTATGCGGCGTATTGTCCATTCTCTAGTTGGAGAATATTAAAAGACTTGTGTTCATCTGGCGTTTCGGCAGTGCTATAGTCAATTGTATCGACCTGAGCATGATAGTTATCCAGAGTGAAGCAGTAAGTCCCCTTGAGAAGTTGATGGCTTCGAGTGAAGACCTCATAGTCCATACTGCCGATGAATTGCTTACATACAGCAGTAATACCGTAATCCATAGCGTTCCAAAACTGTAGGTCTTGAAGAGGTAAATCTGGATCTGGCGTTTTTGGTTCAGAAACAAATGCCGAGATGGGCAACTTATCATAAAGCGCACCATACTCGGGCAAAAATGTTTCGAAGTAGAAGGCACGTCCAGGAATAGACTTACATGTTACCCAATGACCTTCTACAAACTCACCGTGACCTGACTGATGATCCATCAAATATTCTTTGCGAACATAAACTTTTTGGCTCGGTAGGTTGCAGATGAGTGTCGACATTATGTAATAATCTTTGCTTTTTCAGGAACGATAACGCCACCACCATAGTGAGTGTTATATTCATTCTTAAGATTATCCGTCGGCTGCATAATAGCGATGATATGATTTGGCATAATATTCAAAGAGTTATTTTCAGCATACGGTGCATATGGTGCAAGACCAATACCAAACTTTTCTGGCTGACCATCAATCGGCTGCATAATGATAACAGCTGGTTTGTCCATTTTAATAACTTGACGACCTTCGACTTCAAAGTCAGCTACAGTTCCAATAAGTTCTTCACCTGAAGATAGTTTTAAAATCTGAATCATAGTGCGTTCTTCTCATCTTGAATTTCTTTGCGACGTTCTTTCGTCAGTTTACCTAGTTCCCCAAGTGCCTTGCGTGCACGTGCAGCAGCAGCTTTAGTGCCGTTACCGAAAGTTTCATTTTCTTTGAGATAAGTTTCGAATTGTTCTACAATAGATTCATGAGTTGTCATAATATATCCTATTAAGTTAAGTTGGGGGAGCAACAACTGCTCCCCCTTATTTATTAGTCTTGCAAGAACTGCTTTTCATCAATGCCAATTTTAATTTCTTTTGGCTTGCGTTCTTCTGGGACAATATGCTCGAGGAAAATCTTTAGCAGTCCTCTTACATGTGCCGCACCTGTCACTTGAACATCTTGATTTAGTGCGAAAGTTTTAGTGAAGTTTCTTGCGCCGATACCTTTATGTAGGAATGTGCGTTCATCTGCATCACCTTGAACACCTTGAACAACAAGTTTGTTTCCTTCTGGAACTTGAGAAATTGTAAGTTCATCCTCAGTAAATCCAGCGGCGGCGAACTCGATAGTATATTTTCCTGCGCCATTGTCGACAATGTTGTAAGGTGGATAATTGTTTGAAAGTTCAGCTACCGTGTTGATGTTATCAAATACTTTATCAAAACCGATAGTGAATGGGGAAAGTTGATTTGCGATCTCGTGAAGATCTGTTGCTTTAAATTTACGAACTACCATTGTTCATCTCCTTAAATAAGCGAGTTAAATTACAGCGACCCATTAGGCATCGCTATATTATATATAGGCGTTCTTTATCGAAAAGTCAAGGGGTAAATTAAAAAAAAGTTACTTTTTACCAATATTATATTTGGTGATCAGTTCCCAATCTTCTTTTTCTTTGTAGGGAAGAATTTTAATTTGATTTAGAGGTGCTTGAGTCTCGTGCAACTCAGGGCTGATAACATCAAGAAGACCCCAGTCACCTAACAACTTAGCGATAGTGTTGCGACGTTCGATATCTCCCTCACCGAAGTCAGCACCTTTACCATCTAAGGCAAACAGCTCTTTAAAGTGTGTGATGAAATAGCGTCCCTTCTTGTGCAATATATGACAAGACTGGTATAAAACTTTTTCTTTCCTGGAAGCAACACCGATACGAGATAGAGTCTCGCGGATTTTCAAGAAGTCATCGTCCTTCTTGAGTGTGATTTCTAACGGCGCATAACCA